AGCCGCCATCGTCGCGTTTTCGAGCTTCTTGGTGTAATCCGGTATTGCAGCGGCCGCCTGGTCAACCTTCATTGTTGCAAACGAGGTATTCAGCTTTGCGATGCGCTCATCCAGAGCAGCTGACGCCTTATCTGCGTCACTGGCGCGCGTTGCAAAGTAGACAAGCGCGCTACCTGCAAGCAATGCCACTCCGACAGGGCCGCCAAGCAAAGTCATTGCAGCGGAGGCTGCACGAGCGGAAGCACTCAGGGTGGCCAGGCCAGCCGCAGCAGCAGTGGAAACTCCAGCCATTCTTGCCAGGGTCGCCTGATAGCGGATCGTGTCAGCCTGCACCAAAACAAATGATGCCGCAGTACTCACGGCAGCAGCCGCCAATCTGACAGACAAAACACCCGCCAACACAATGGCCGCCTTTGCGGTGGAATCCATTGCGGTTTTTGCCTCCGGCGAGGCAAGAGCGTCATTAAGGGTGTTTACAGCTTCCTTTGCACTATCAAGGCTACCTTCTCCGGTTAGCAGTCCCGATATGGTGTTTTGCAGTGCGTCCAGCGAACCGCCAAAGGTGTCTCGGGCGGCTGCCGCCGCCCCTCCATAGGACTCTTCAAGCGACTTAAGAATTATCTGTTGCGCGCCAGCGACATCGCCTGTCGACTCAAGGGCGGTCGCTAACTTCTTTTGCTCTTCTGTAAACCGGAAACCCTGCTTGCTGAGGGAGGTGAGGCCCTGCGACGGGACATCCAATGCCCGGCCAATTGTTTCAGCTGCATCTTTTACCGTGACTCCGGTTCGCGCAGCCATATCGGCGGCCGACTGGAGTGCGCGATTGAATTGGTTTCCAACTATGCCAGTGAACGCCAACAGCGTTGTTTGCGCTTGATTTATATCGCCGCCAGAGAACGTGCTGGCCTTCTGCATCGCATCAGCCATTGAGTTCAATTGGTCGCGATTGAATCCTGCCGACTGACCGGTAGAGCGAAGTACAGCACCGAGCTGAGCCTGCTCCTTTTCGGCGTTTTTAGTCTCCGTGACAAACCGTCCAAAAATACTCGCCACCGAAAATCCGGCAACTGCACCGGCAGCAACAGTACCAAGGGCGCTCCATGCAGTAGCGGCCTGATTGGCCGCATCGGCAATTTCCTTCGAGGACTTTTTTGCAGCGCGGCCAGCCTGATCCATCGGCCCAGTGAAGCCGCCGATCTTGGCAATAAGATCAAGCGTAAGGGTACCAAGCGATCCAGCCATGGTTTTCTCCTGGCAACAAAAAGCCCGCACATGGCGGGCTTACGTAATTCAAAAAAGAGTTAGCCGCCCTTGGGGCCGCCCACGGAGGCATCCTGAGCGAAATAGCAGGCATAGCGAACCGCGCTCATCATTGCGGCGAAGAGCAAGGAGTAGATGGCGCTACCTGCCGCCCAGAAAATAACCGGCCAATTCATAACCATTTGGCCTTGACTTAGGTAGCTTGGCGTCGACGCGACTTCGATGCGGCCAAAGTTGTACAAAACAACAATGGCGCCAATGAAAACCAAGGCCGCCATAACCTTTGCCAAAAAAACGCACAAGTCCAAACGAACTCTGTTCATAGAGCCTCCGATCATCAGAAAGGAGGCAATCTATCACCCATGATCTATCAGGCCCAACCAGCGACCGCCTCTTCCAGCGACTCGACACGCGGATCCATGTGCGGTGCGAAGTCCTGCTGGTACAGCCTCGGAGCATCCTTGCCGGTCTTCGAATTGACGTAGAACGCCTGGAACTGCGCCAGAGCCATCTCGACCCGCATGCCCTGGTGCAGCGATCCACGCTTGGCGCGAAACTTCATCCAGACCACAAACTCGGAATAGGCCATGCGCTCCTGCGCTTCGGCAATGGTGCGGCCGCCGATTCCATTCATGACCAGCTCGCACCACAACTCATCCGAAGGGTCTAGCGCTTCTTCTTTCCCGAGTTCTGCACCTCGCCAATGGCGATCAGCAGCAGGTTGGTCAGGTCAGGGTCGAGGGCGCCCTTTTCCGGATCAGCCTCACCGGTGATGTCGGCCACAGTAAACACTGCCTTGCCCTCAGCATCACAGATGCTCGAAGCAATGCGGCAGGCCAGCGGATCAGCACCTCGGTGGGCGGCGATGTCACCCACCGCTGTCTGATACGACAAGGGCCGGACGTAGCAAGTGAACTTGGAGCCCTCCCACTCGATCTCCTTGGCCACCGGTCGCGCAGTGAATGCCTTCGATTTTTTCAGGTTCGCGATGTTCAGTTCCATTATGCGGAGACCTTACGAATCCAGGCGGAACCGCCCGAGCGCTGGATCGACACTGTCGATGCAACCACGGCGTTCTGCGCGAAGGTGAATGGGAAGTCGGCCACGTAGCCCTGGAAAGCGAACCAGGTGCGGGTCGGCGGCAGGTCGAAGTCATCACCGGCCGCCAGGGCGACGGTGGCGGTTGCGCCGGTACCAGCACCGCCAGTGAAAGCGACAGTCGGGGCCGAGGTGTAACCGGTGCCTTTGTTGGTGATCGTGACACCAGTCACCACACCGCCAGAAACAGTAGCCGTTGCAGTCGCGCCAGAGCCACCGCCACCAGTGAGCGCCACAGTAGGTGCCGTGGTGTAACCGGTGCCGCCAGCAGTAACCGTTGCCACACCCAGACTGCCGCCGGCGGCAATGGTCGGCACAATGTCCTTGCCGTCAGACCAGCCCACCACCCACTTGATAGTGGTATCGCCGTTGGCTTCCGAGAGCTGATGCAGGCGAATGTGGCTCGCGTTGTTCGGGTCAGCGTTGAGGCCGAGCGATGCTTGGCCAGGGGTGCGCAAGCCTTTCTTATAGCTGCGCTCGTCGGCGGACAGGCAGGTGTCCTCGATCTGTTCGGCCGGCGCACCGCCCGGATCGAAGCTGGTGGCGCACTCCACTTCCATGACGGTCATTGGCCCGCTACCGGTGAGCGGCGGGACCAGTGCGTAAATCTGGGTTCCTTGGGAAAGGATCGACATGGCGTTCTCCAAATGTCGGGCATAAAAAAACCCGCACTCGGCGGGGTTGGTTTGGGTTGCAACGTTATCGAGGAACGAGCCAGCTCACATCGAAGCTGTACCGGTAATTCTTTGTGGACGGGTCGCGGCTTTCACCACCCCAGCGGATGATGTAGGCCTTCAGCTCAATGGCGTCCCTGATGGCCTTCGCAACGGCCCTGGCATCCTTCCCCGTCGTGGCGTACACATCGACCTGCAACGTGTAGCCGTCGGTGTCTGGGCGTCCAGCCAGGTAGTTCTCGGGGTCACCACCGATGGTCTGCCATACCGCGTAAGGCTTTTGCCCATCCTGTGGTGCGTCGCCGAATGGATAAAGGCGCTGCGGGGTTGAGCCCAGGACTGCGATGACCCCGGCATCCATGGCGCACACGGCGTTGATTGGTGCGAACATCAGCTGCTCCTAGCCTTCTCGGTCCGACGTATTGCTCTGTCGAGGCCTTTCTCGAACTGAGTGGCGAACTCGTTGGTGACTTCGCCGATATGATCTTCCAGAGCTGGGCGGGCCACCGGGTCAGCAGCAATATGCTCGGTACCGAACTCAAGCAGACGCCAATGTGGTGTCGGTGCACTTTTCTCGGTGCTGCCGTTCTTGACCAGCACCGCGCCGTGCAGAACGCCAACACGAAAGCCGAGGTCACCAGTACGACGGAATAGACGGCCGTTCCAGCGCAGCACGATGTTGTCGGCAATGGAACACCCTGTGTCCGGGTCATCCCAGCGCCGGGCGCCTTCTTTGAAGTTCCTGGCGACCATCTCGGCAGCCCGACGAAGCGCGGTGCGACCGGTCTTGCGCTTGACCTCATCGTTCACCGTGGCGAGTTTCCCCAGCAAGTTGTCGACGCCGATCAAGCTGAACTTGACTTCATCGACCATCGTTCACACCCTTGCTGACCGGCAGCGTCAAATAATCGAGACCCGAAACGTTGTCTGGCAAAGCTCCGGCGATGTTGTAGATCTCGCCGCGGTGAATGATCCGCATCGTGGGCACCAATCCCGGGCGATACCGAACCACAATCTTCGCTGTAACCTCAGACTGAGTTGCCTGGGCCGCCAAGAACTCCCTGGCGCTCAAGGGCTCAACCGACGCCGGGCAACGCTCCCAGACGGTTTCCCATCTCACCGGAAGCTCGGTGTTGTCTTCCGGGTCGCGATCCACCACCGGTTTCTGGATATCGACGCGGTGCCGCAACCTACCGGCGCGCACTACACACCCATCCGGATGCGATAAGGCATCAACAGGGCCTTGCTGGTCAGTGGCAGCTCGGTGGCAATGGTACCCGTCACCACCTCTTCACGGTTCGCGAACAGGTGCCCAAGCTTGAGTAGGCATGCCGCCACGATTCCCTTGTTGATCACTATCCCGAATTCGTCCATGTCGATAGCCTCGAAGGCGTCCGCCAGGGCCTGGCGAGCACGTTCACGCAGCCGGCAACGGTCGTCAGAGTTTTCAGGGGAATCAGCCACCACCAGGGCGGCGCGGTAAGTGGCGCGCGCCGCCTGGGTCCGCTGAAGAGTGGTAGACTTTGCGAGATCCACCGCGGCCTGATCGGTAAAGAACCGCCTCTGAAGGAACTGCTGAGCAGCTTCCTCGGCGCCGTCCAATTGCGACTGCACCAGGTCCTG